TCCCACCTCTGGATATCGAGCGCCTGTGTATTATTATCAATTGTTAGGTATGTATACCCTAACATATCACCTGTTCGATCAAAACGAATAGATGACATAGAATTCGCTTTCACATCTCCCTGAATAGTTTGTTTTTCAACGGATTGTGAAAAGTTAGAATGTCGTTTAAACGTTGACGTAAAAAAAGATATTTCTGGTTCGCCCATAATGTATTCGTCTTGAGCACCAATTGCTATAAGTTGAACAATACCAGATGACATTTATAATAAGAAAAGGTTAAAAATACAAGTTAGCGACGCCCTGACATAATTAATGGGCTAAATTTCTTTTTTTGCAGACGAATCTAAATATTAAACAGGTTTCTCCAGATGTAAATGATACAACATCACCGGTTTCTTTTAATACTTCGACATTTAATCTATCGAGTTTATGAATTGGGTTATAATATTGCTGGATAACTGGGTATTCATTTTTAAAAACGAGACGAGATGTTCCGTCTGTTACAAGGGTTCCGAAAACACCGTTTATCATATTATCATCACTCGTTTCGAGATCTGTTTTTCCTCTTTGAGAAAAAATAGTTCTTAACTCATCAATTTTAAGATGGATGAGATTACTCGCATCGTGACCAGCAATATGAGCCGCTATTAACTGAATCTGAACTATATTTTTAAGTGCTATTGGGAAGTGTGAGGTAAATTTTTGCTTTGAAGTCGAATCATCAACGGTATCAACTATAACTGTGTGATACTCGTGTTCGAAATCGGGTAAAGTGGATTGACTTGTCACTAAAGCCATTTATATATACTGGAGATTTTACTTCATCTTGTACCCCGCTTGTTCTCGAACAAGTTTTTGGCCGTCGCATACACCACCTTTACTGTCGGAATAGTATGCATCACCCAAACATTCCTGGGTCGATGGAATGTCGAAAAGCGAACCAGTATTGACGGTTTCGATTTCGACATCTTTACCCTGGTATCCGCTGGTACTGAACATTGTAAGAACACACAATACTGCGATGATGATGACGATAGCTTTGATCGTGTTTTTGTTGGTGGCGTTAAGTTTCATTTATATTGAAACAACATTTTTTATAAAGTGCGTTAAAGAGATTAGAATAGTTTCAATATAAAGAGTAATAGTAATGGACGGTGAAATTATTCTTGATCGTAAAAATACGAATATCATGAAACTTGATGATAGTGAACAGGCCCTGATGAACGAAATTGAAATTGATGTTCCTCGACGTCAGCCTGTAAAAAAACAAATTTCTCAAATGAAAACACAATTTACAGCGCCTCAACCTCAAGTTTTCCAGGAAGATATTGATTCGTTTGCTAACCCAAATAAACAAGCGCAACCATCTGCGCCTCCACCAGAAGCACCCGTTGATTACCACGAATACGACGACGAACCCGATATGGACTACGGGGGTGGAGGAGGAGGTGGATACATGATGGAAGAAGAGGAAGAAAAACCATCACCAGGTTTTAAGACGGTTGACGAAGAGAAAGCGGATCTCGTGAACAAACTTGGACGATTGGAAAAAAAGGGATTTACTGTGAACAAGCGTTTGAATGCTTATTCCCCTATAGACGAACTTAGAAACGAAGTAAAACGAATAACATATAGTATAGATGTAGACAAATCAATTAAGTTTTCGAGACGTATGCTTATTGCGTGTACGACAGGCCTTGAGTTTATGAATAAGAAGTATAACCCATTTGAGATCCAGCTTGACGGGTGGTCTGAAAACGTTATGGAAAACGTCGACGATTACGATGAAGTATTTGAAGAATTATACGTGAAATATAGATCTAAAATGCACGTCGCCCCAGAAATCAAATTGATTATGATGCTTGGAGGCTCAGCGATGATGTTCCATTTGACGAATAGTATGTTCAAATCGGTCATGCCAAACATGAATGATGTGATTAAACAAAATCCAGGACTTGTTCAAAACATGATGTCTGCGGTACAAAATACAGTACCAAAATCGCAACAAGGTTCCGAACCTTCGAGTGATGGTAAACACGAAATGCAAGGTCCAGGGTTCGATATTTCCAGTCTCATGGGTAACATTATGATGCCACCAACACCACCCATGAACACAACAAGTATCCCAGATCAGGAACTACTTACCGTAGACGACGATGAAGATGATGATATTTCGGATATTGCTGATGCACCAACACCAGGTGATGTCGAAGGAGGGGGTGACGGAGAATTGCGTGAAGTTAAAGTTACTCAGACCAAAGCTAAACGAGGGAAAAAGAAAAAATCAGTCGAAATTAATTTGTAAAATATAGTATATGATAGGGTATTGTCCATTAGACGAAGATCCTATTGAAAGGCCGAGACCTTCACGAGAAGTATCAGTCCCAGTCCAGGAGAAAGGTAAAAATTCTACTGGTAGAGGAGAAGATACGGAGTGTAATTATGTTGTTTTGTTCTTTATTGCGGGTGTTATCGCCTTAGCAATCATGGACACGCTCCCATCACGAAAGTAAGTAAACAAAACTTTCTACCATTCTGACATTTTCCAGAATGGTAAAAATAATTAATTGTCTTCGAGTGCGGTAACTCGCGCTAATAGATCGGCGACTTGTGTTTCTAACGTCGCGACTTTCGTCTTTTCAGCTTGTAATTGTCTATCAACTTCCTGTAAAGCCGCTGTAGTTACAGTAAATATAGCAGATTTATCGATATTATGAAAATCCTGAACGTGTTCACCGAAAATATAAGCATTTGACGTACTCGTTATATTACTCAATTCACTTGTTTTCTCTATAGTTATAATATTATTACCCGTTGTGGAAATAACGGGACAAATGTAATTGTTAATGTCATCAACAGTAATATATATATTAGACGTATTTGTTAAATTTATATCGTCAGGTATTGTTTTATCCAAAGTGAGTTGTACTGAAGTATCCGTAAGTACTGTAACATTTGAGGATGATAATATAGTAGGAACTGGATCAGCTGTTATACTAACTGCATATGGAAGAACGTTAGAAACGTCTTGCGCGATGAATCCATAAACTGTATTCGTACCCCTATCTTCATTACGATATTTATACGTTTTTGGTTGAAGAAGACGAAGTTTTTCAAGAGCGGAAGTATCATCTATATCAACTATATCCTTTTTTATACGGGCATCCGAATGAGTGTGATAATTTACAGCGTAACACCCACCACCTATACTAAAATCGTTATTACCTAGATTAATTTGTAGAGGCCAACGACCATTGTACGAAGTCCAAGATGTTGAATTGTTCCCGTTACCACGAAGAACATAAAAGTAATCTGAATTACAGTGAACCATAGAAGATCTATGATCGGTATCTTGTAAATATAGAGTGGGAGAATTATAGTTTATTTTGATGTGATTATTATTACGGATACCACCGTTTACATCTAAAGCTTCTAGAGGAGCGAGCGTTTTTATACCAACTTTACCTGTTGGATTTAATACGACATTATCTTCGTTACTACCGGATCCATCATTTTCGGTTCCGATTGTTAATCGACTTTTTTCGTCTCCACTACTCGGGTTGAACGAATCATCATATTGTATGTATCCATAATCCGAATTTGGATTTCTTGCACTTGGAAACATAATACATGATGAACCACCCGAATCACCGTGTTCTAAAACAAGTGACGCGTCGTTGGTCGAGTGATGACTCGATCCTACAGGTTCATATATATGAATAACTCCTCTTTGTTCTGCATATGGATGCGAACTACCAACGCCGAGTTTGTCCCATACTCGAACAGAACGGTCCGAGTATTGACCAACCGTCTCGAACCCTGTATAACCTACAATATCCAAACATTTTGAAAATAAATTCATCCCTATTTTACCAGCATTAGCTTCTTTTTGGTATATATCTGAACCAAACTCTATATATTTACCAGTTGGAAATTGCAAACTAGATGACGTATTCATTATAGTTTTATCGACTCGATCTGAAGATATATTGAATATATATCCAGCTCCACTTCCTGCTACACGAGGGGCTCCAATAAAAGCTCTGGTACCGTTTTTATCCATACATACTGATAAACCAAACAAACCAGATTCAACTATATCACGTGGAACCACTCTTTCTGGTTGCAAACTCCATTTCCTCTGTAATCCTTGATTACTCCCCCATTGATAACCCACCCAACTATCAGAGTTTAAAAGGGCGTTTGGATCTCCAGATGTAAATATATACGCCATACCAGAATCATCTACTGGAGAACCTGAAAATTTCAATGAATCTTCACCGGGTGCACCTACACAAGCTACATGACCAGTATATGATAAAGCAATAGAAGAACCAAACGCCCCACCAATAGTTTCGTTTGTTGTCCATAAACGTCTAGGTACTTTATCACCGATCGATATCAACGTCGTTGTAACGTTTCCGTCGTAGTCATAAGGAACAAAAATTCCCGAAGAATCGTACACTACATTGGATGTCGGTACACCATATTTAAAATTATACATATACACTCGACCAACTTGAGATCGTGAAGTTGAGGACCAACGTCCCGGAGTCGTGTCAGTTGATGGTGAAGATTCCAATGCCCCTATGGCAAGTACATTACCATCCCCGGATAAACAAACAGTACTACCAAACCTATCACCGTTAACGCGTGACATATAATACGATGAATTTACTACTTTTGTTATTACTTGTCTCTGCGCCCACTTTTTGAGATTTATACCATATGCAGTGGGAAATGAAGTTTGTGGAGAAAAGTATCCAGATATGAGTTTATACCCAGCCTTTTTCTCACTCGAAGTCGTAGTACCATCATACGTCTGCCAACTCGGGCTGTTAACATAATCACCTCTTTCAAATATAAATACTTTACCTTTATCATCTTCGGCTCTTTCGGCACCTACAACAATTTTCCACCCATTTGCGCTTATAGATATACTACACCCAAAATTATAATCTTCGTCGTCCCCATTATGATTATTGGTACTGTCATAGCCAGCAAAATTTGCCGGCCCGTAACCTCCAGTTCCGGGTGGAGTGAACCACCCGTCTTGTGGCGAAGATGCATGTAGACTATCTTCTAAAAACCATATACCATTATATCTATAATACATAAAAACTGCACCAGCCTTATAGTAGCCGGTGCTGACGTTATTATATGTTCGCGCATACGGCGCGCTAACGGCCAAATGGTTACCATTTTCAGAAAGTGCAACGCGTAAACCAAAACCTGATTCTCCGCTCGACCCATATCCAATTGAAGCTCCGTTAATTTCAGGTTGCATTATCTCGGTTTCCTCTATCCATTTATACCCCGCGTTTGTAAATATATACACCCGTCCACTATCCAAACTTTCGTCTGTATTTGTCGTCTTCGTACCAACTGCAATTGTTTTACCATCACCAGATATAGCAACATCATACCCAAACTGATCAGACGTTTCCCCATTGGCTATGGATCGCGAATCTGTGAAGACATTAGACGATGTTAGTTTAGCCTGTTCAGTCCATACAGTTCCGGAGCGTTTAAATACATACGCGTAATTATCATACGGAGCCCCTACGACAGCTATATTACCATCGTATGATATTGAACTTGATCTCCCAAATTCCGGTTTATAATTATCCCTGTTTGAAAGATATCTAGAATACTGTGAGGCTATTGTTAATCTATATTCTTCTGTCGTCGATTCTGGAATAACACTAAGATCTACATTTTCATTCTTACTTGATAGTCGAATGTCACCCACGACGTGTAGTTTTTTACCTGGATCGAGTGTTCCAATACCGGTATCATTATATACTTTAAGACCACCTCGAGATCTTATGGAAGATGATATATTTAAAGTTGTAGCATCGACCACTGGTAAGTTATAAATGTACGCTGCACCGGCTCTACTGATACCATTTATTTCTTTAATGATATCTCCTACTATAATTCTATCACCAACACTGGATAAGGCAACAGAGTATCCAAATTCCCCTGGGTTTCCGTCACTTGGGGTTAGTTTAGTAAATTGTGACCATCGAATTGAAGAAGGTCGGAGAGATGGGTCTAGAGGGTCATTTGATACTATTTTTACATATTCCCTATCAAATATATATACACCTGGATATTCTGTAAACGAGGGTTGAGGTCTACCTACTGCAATTCTATTACCATCCGAACTTATAGATAATCCATTAGTGGGAGCAAAACTCGACCAACCGACGTAGGGGTCGTTTGGAAATAACTTAGCCTCCTGACTCCATTCACCACCTGAACGAACGAATACATAAGCTGCACCTATATTATTCCCCGTACCTGGATGGTTTGCGTCCCTCGCACCTATAGCGAGTGTATTTCCGTCACTAGATAACGCGCATGAACCACCAAAAAACATATTATCTTCGATGTCACCGGGAACAATTTTAGCTTGTTGATTCCACGTTGATACCCATTCATAAGTAGACGTATCCTGGATTTCCTCTCTCTTCACTATATATATTGCACCACCTTTTGCATTGGAACCTGGACCCGTATCAGCTGCCCATGCACCCGCAGCAATTGTATTACCGTCCCCGGATATTGAAACTTCAATACCTAAATAGTTGGCACTTTGTGCATCACTTGCAGAGAATGTAGATTTTTGAACCCATATACCACCATTTGATAATTCGAATACATATACTCTACCTTCACCACTATTCGCTGGATGACACCCCGTAACAATTTTAGTACCGTCATCGGATATACTAATTGAGTAACCAATCCGTGTGTGCCCCGTCCCATCATAAACTTCTTTCGGTACAAAAAATGATTCTATAGACCATATATTTCCCTCGCGCTTATATACCCATATACCACCAGCACTATTATACGTTGTTCCCGTTACAGTTGGACTATAATAATGTGCAGATATAGCTAATTTATTACCGTCAGGTGTTGATTCGAAAGATATACCAAAATCGTCACCAGCAGTTATATCACTTGGTTGTAATGTAGCTTGGAGTGTCCAATTATATCCACTTCTTACGTATACTTTTACTTTACCACCTTTAGGATTTTGATAACCTCCACCTTGAAAGCCTCCTCCATGTGTATGTGAAGATACAAATGCGGTATATCCATCTCCGGATATTTGTACTCTTTCCCCTACGTGATCATTTTCTGTTACTATATCTCCGTTTCCGGATATAGGTAATGTTATTACATTTTCTTCGTATATTGAACCTTTATCGATGGAAAAATCTGCAATTTCTGTATTATCTGTTATTCGAACATCTCC